ATTGCGAGTGTCACGCCAGAACAGATGGTAGTGGCCCACGCATTGTATCTCTTCAATACTAAGACAAGGGTTATGAAGTATCTTGTCTCTGATCGAAGAGATGGATTCCTCGTTAAAGGTAGTACCATTCATGGCTATGACCAAGAAGAGTCCTTCAAGAAGATGCTGAGAAAGCCAGAAGCTATGATTGAGACGATAGGCAAAGCTACTAAGTCTAAAGCACTTAAAGAGTTTAAGGCTTTGAAGACTAAGCAATCTACAACAGATGCCCGTATCAATAGAGATACTGTTATCTTGAAGATAATCAGATGACGAATGTTATCGATTTCTCAAAGTACCGGAAACAGAGGTCAGAAGAAATAGCTGACCTCAAAGAAGACGTTCATATCTTAAACAAGAAGATTGCACAGAGGTTCTCTGTAGATGTAGCGCATGATGTAGTGTCTGCTATGTCAGAATTAGGATATGATGTTACCGAAAACTATGAGTCAGTGCTTGACATTATGGTTCTAATCGAATCAATAAGAGCATTGATACATAGAACTTTAGGAGAAGAGTATCACTTTCAGAGTGTATCAGATAGAATATTTGCTGATAGTGATATGGACTGTGAGACTGCCTTGTTCGATTTTTTAGATGAGATGGACGAATCTGAAAATGATCCTATATAATTTACTTGACAAACCGATCAGTTTGTGTTATATTAGTAAGATAATTAATTCAAACTAGGAGAATATTATGATACTGGTTGACCTAAACCAAGTTATGATTTCCAACATGATGATGCAAATGGGAAATCACCAAAATGCCCAGGTAGATGAGAATATGCTTAGACATATGATACTCAACTCCCTGCGGTTCAATAGACAAAAGTTTCACCGAGAATTTGGCGAACTTGTAATATGCGCTGATGATAAAAACTATTGGAGACGCCAAGTATACGCCTACTACAAAGCAGGTCGTAGAAAGGGTCGTGAAGAGTCAGAGTTAGATTGGAATGCAATCTTTCAAGCACTCAACAAAATTCGTGATGAGTTAAAAGAGTTTTTTCCATACAGAGTAATCCAGATCGAAACTGCTGAAGCAGATGATATCATTGGTACGATTGTTCACAAAGAAGGTGAGCAGTTAAACACTGGTAGTAATCCAATACTTGTTTTATCTGGTGACAAAGACTACATTCAACTACAGAAGTACGCAAATGTAAAGCAGTATGATCCCACACGTAAGCGTTGGATCTCAAACTCTAATCCAGAGGCTTACTTACATGAGCATATAATTAGAGGCGATAAGGGTGATGGTGTTCCTAATGTCCTGTCAGCCGATAATGTTTTCGTTATGAATATCAGACAGCGACCAATTACCAAGAAAAGGTTGCTTGAATTCTCTGATATAAATACTATGAATGAGGAAGTGAAACGCAACTACATGAGAAACAAAGCTGTGATTGATTTGGAATTAGTTCCTGATAGAATCAAAGATCAAATTCTCAACGAATACGAGGCAGAAAATCCTAAAGATAGAAGCCAATTGTTAAACTACTTCATTAAGAATAAACTAAGAAACTTAATGGAAAGCATATCGGAGTTTTAATATGACTACAAAATCACTAGCAGAGATTACTGCTGAAGTTTGCGAATTGAAGAGTACATCTGAGCAAGTCGCATATCTGAAAGAGAACAATAGTAAAGAATTGAGAAATATTCTTATCTTAATGTACGACAAGAAATGGAGTTTTTCAATTCCAGCGACACCACCTCCATACAAGGAGTCAGTGCATAGTGAGACGCATGGCATGTTGTATCGTGAGGCTCGTAAGTTGGCATACTTTGTCAATGAAATGAAAGAGGGTGAAAACCTTACTCAGGTAAGAAAAGAGTCCTTGTTCATTCAAATGTTGGAGTCTGTTGATGCTGATGATGCTAAACTACTCATTCAGATGTTAGCAAAGAAACCTTTTGCCCAATTGACTGCTGATACGATCAACGAAGCGTTTGATGGTATTATCTCAGAATCAGTAGATATGCCTCCAGCTAAGAAGAAACGTGGTCGACCACCAAAAGCAAAAACCACTGAATAAATCTAAACTTAAGTTACCAAAGGCACAAGTGAGATACGAATGGCTAAGGGCAAGAATAAGAAGTTCCGTGAATGGATTGAAGAGGAGTCTCTCAAGGATGAGGAAGACATGCGCTTTCGAAAGAAAGACTCCAAGCGTTACGATAAACGTAGGGCAAGTATTCAGAAGGCAAGACGCCAGAAGAATAAACAAAAGGCAAGTTTTTTTGAATAAAGGGTTGACTATACTATGAAAGTGTGCTATAGTACACTTATAAATGAAAGAAGGTTATAATATGAATAAAGATGAAAAATTAATACTGGTCGACTGTGATGGAGTCTTGGTCGATTGGCTACATAGTTTCTCTATGTGGATGGAAGAACATGGATATAAAGAGTTATCCACTCCTAATGAATGCTACGACATTCACACTACTTACGGTATCACTAAAGAGAAAGCTAGGGAACTAGTTAAGTACTTTAATGAAAGTGCTACTATGTGCTGTTTGCCTCCTCTGAGAGATTCAGTTAAGTACGTGAAAAAAATCCATGAAGAACTGGGATACGTGTTTCATTGTATTACTAGTGTGAGTTTAGACAGGCATGCAGGTCAGTTAAGAAAACTAAATCTTGACAATCTGTTTGGTAAGACTGTCTTTGATAAGCTTGTATGCTTAGACACTGGTGCTGATAAAGACGATGCACTAGCGCCGTATCTAGATAGTGGCTGTATGTGGGTTGAAGATAAGCCCGAGAATGCAGAACTTGGTGCTAATATGGGGTTGAATGCGATTCTAATCAATCACCCATTCAGCAAAGACTGGCACCATGATGAAGTCACTAAGGTAGATAATTGGAAAGAAATCTACGAAATGCTCAGTTAAGAGCGCAACTTAGATATAAATATCCATTAGATGGGTACACTTGAAGGCAGTCACACTGCCTTTTATCTTAATTACTGGAGTTACTTAATGCCTATATACACGTTTGAGAATACTAAAACGGGTGAACAAATTGAAGAAATGATGAAAATGGACGCACGTGAGGATTACCTGTCTGCCAATCCCCATATGAAACAAATCATCACTAAGGCACCTGCTCTTGGTGATCCACATCGTATGGGAGTAATCAAGACTCCCGATAGCTTCAATTCATTAATGAAAAACATTCATAAGAATAGTCCGGGGTCTAAAATTCAAACTAGATAACCATAAGGATGTTTCATGCCTGCACAACAACAGCAACGACTAACCAAAAGGCAAAGACGAGTTCTCAGACAACAAGGAATACTAGACCAAGACAATAATTTTTCACACGGATTCTCTATAAGTAGTGACATTCGCCCAATGACAGACAATCAAGCTGTAGCGTTTGAGTCTTGGGAAAGTGGAGTAAATCTAATGCTACACGGCATTGCAGGAACAGGTAAAACGTTTCTGGGTCTATACTTCTCTCTGAAAGAAGTCATGTCGAAAAACACTCAATATAAAAAAGTCTTCATTGTACGATCAGTAGTTCCTACTAGAGATATTGGCTTCTTGCCTGGCTCTCAGAAAGACAAGATGAAAGTCTACGAAGCACCGTATTACGATATTGCATCCAAGCTATTCAATAGAGGCGATGCATATGAGATTCTAAAACAGAGAAATAATGTCGAGTTTATCTCTACATCATTCTTAAGAGGATCTACATTTGATGACTGTATCATTGTCGTAGATGAGGTACAGAATATGAGTGACCAAGAGTTGCACACAGTAATGACACGTGTAGGAGAAAATTGTAGAATTATTTTCTGCGGCGATGTTAAGCAAGATGACCTTACTAGTGAACGCAAGAAAGAAATGTCTGGACTACGATTGTTCATGAAAGTGATCAAGAAGATGAAAGAGTTCAACTTTGTTGAGTTCGAAGCATCCGACATTGTTCGAAGTAAGCTAGTAAAATCATACATCATAGAACGAGATAGACAAGGACTATAAATACTCTTATGAATGATTATAAACAAAAACTTAAACAGATGACCGAACTCAATGCAGATGGAAATGAGAATCGTGGACGTGAGGGCGAAGAACTCTTAGTTGAGATCACGCCCGAGTGTGCAGGAAATCTAGGTCAAATGGGATGGGACTTTGGGGAAGATCAAGACTTCCCCAATACCCAAGAACGTAAATTAAATAGAAAGCATATGTTGAGAGGCTAACATGTCAGTAGAACAACCAAGAATTAGAATCTTCTTATTAGAAAACGGAAAGAGAGTTGCACATCAATTTGTACAAGCAGAAGTTGATGCGTTTCTAGCAGATAACGCTGGATCAAGTTTAGTCCGATAATTTAGTGGAAAGATGCGATGAGTGAGAAGTACTACACATTAGGAACGCATACTGCTGAACAATGGTCTGAACTTCATGCAGAACTTATTGCAGACGGAAACACATATGAAAGTGTGCCTAGTAGAGAAGTTTCTGTAGATGATGATAAGTTGCATAGTCCCACTAGAGGAAGTTATTTACTTACCGAAGAGGAAGTAGAGTCTCTAAAGACT